TCCTTCTTGGACTGTTTTGATTGGAGGAGCTCCTGCTTGTTTCTGAATGAAATCAATCACTTTACACATCTTCTGAGTAACTGAGTCTCAGTTCTCAGCAACAGTGAGAACAGAGACCACTCCTGATTGCAAACAGTCAGGACCATCATCGTTTACTTGACTACCTTTTTCGAATGCGAGTATTTGATCAACTAGTTCTAAAAAGTCAGGAGTATTTTTTTCATTGTCGTTAAAATGAACATCACCTCGTTCAAAAAAACCACTCATTGATTCGATTCGTTCCTGTTTATTTGCCTTCGCTTTTTTATCAGCAACTACTGGAATGAAAAAGCCACGCTTATCACCTTCCTTGTCAAAATCATCGACAAACATATCTTGCGCAAAAGAGCCTTCTACAAGGTATCGAATATTGAACTTGTTTAATCCAAGTGCTTCATAGGCGTCATACAACCAAGTTGCTGCCATAGCTCTTGTGGTTCTTCTAACATGAGCCTTAATTACATGAAACTCTTTTCCTACTTTTCCAATAAGAAGCAACGCCTTAAAATCGCCATTGTCTTTATAAGATAAATCACCATAGAGACAAAGTGCGTCATATTGATGAAGAACGTGTGGTTTTTTCCATGAAATCCATTCATTTTTAAAAACAGTTCCCTCTTCAATTGGATTGTCTTGGTATTCACGCTGGAAAGCACGTTCACCAATATCTTTTCTTAGGTCATTCCAAAACTCAATTGGATAATTTTCCGCCCAACCACTTGTGCCATCATTTTGAATAGCCTTGGCTATTATAATATGATGTCTTACTTTTCTTCCAGCTTCTTTATATTGTGCAATTACATTTAAGAAGTGGTCACTCATTAATTGAATTACTGAATTTTTAGAAAAGCGGTTATTACTCTGAACGTACCTTCTATTCCCTGAACCATAAGTACCCCAAATATCTTCCTTGAGGTAATCAAAAAGTTCACGTACCAGTTTTGGGTTTTTACTTCTTTTTTTGGTGTCAACATCATCTACAGATATATAATCAGGTCTTCGTTCCATGTTTCGAATACCACGAGGAGATTGACCAATCCCTAACGAATAAAAATGTACATCATCAATTGTGGTGAAATTTCCCTCAGCCCAGTCTCCAAATTTAAACCGACGACTGTAATCTGCTTCCAGTTTTGCATTAGCAACAAATTCTGCTTGAATATCGGAAAGTAGTTTTTTTGCTTTTTGTTCATTTTCGCCAATAAGTAACATGAAATTTAAATCATGTTTTACATAGTATAGGAAAAGTGGTATACCAATATTAGCATGTACTGACTTTGCTCCACCTCTAAAAATTCGAAGAATGATGAAAATCCATGGATTATTGATGAGTAGTTTTGCTAACTTTTTTTGATACCAAGAACAAGGAGACATTGCATAATGAGCCAAATAATACTCGAACCACAATATGTACTCTTTTTCTAGCGATTTAATCCGTTTGGATTTTTCCAAAGGGGTTTCCTGAACAACTTGGTTGGAGTGTTTAATAACTCTTTTGCAATGCTCCTCATAATCTTGATATAATTTCTCATTCGCCTTAGTCATGATTACGAGTTTTGAATGCGATGATGGATGAATTGTTTATGAAGGTCTAAGCATTTTTTAAGGACTTCATTGTCAATTGCAGTTGACAATAAATAACTATCAAACTCTTTCATAACGGATATAATCATTTGAGTAGACACCTTCTTGTCCACTCTTTCTAAGGCACGTGTTATTTTGGCAATATCATCTGAATTAAAAGTTGGCTTACCACCTTCTAAAACAAGTTCTAATTCACCTAGAAGTAATTCTTTTATTTTGTGTGGAGCTGCATCAAGATTGATTTTCCTGTTTTTCCAGTTGTATTTTTTACCCCATGTACTCACAGTGTTTTCAGACACTCCAATTGTTGAAGCGATGTCCTTAAATGTACATCCTTGTTCAATGTACATTTGTTCGGCTATCAGTCTCTTATGATCGTTACTTTTCACTTGACAAACCTACACGTATAAAAAGCCAAAAAGAAAAAATAATGCCAATTTGACAGATTAAATGACAAAAAGGCAGTTATTTTTTGAACTCGTTGTTTTCCTTATGAATCTTTGGAAAAAGCAACAAAGAATGTTTGTACAAATAGAGCAAAACGTTATCAAACTTTATGGATCAATTTATTGGGGTGATGGACAATACATCACATCTGAAATTGCGCCAGTTCTAAAAAAATACGATGAAGTTACGGTTCATCTTCACACACCCGGAGGTTCAGTATTTGACGGTAATCTAATTTATACCGCACTTCAAAATTCAACTGCTAAAATTCACATTATCATTGATGGTTTAGCGGCTTCTATGGGTTCTATCCTAATGCTTGCTGGTAATAAAATTTCCATCGCTTCAAATGCTTATGTTATGGTTCATGCTCCGTCAGGAACTGCTCAAGGAAATCATACGGCAATGACCAGCACGGCTAAATTACTTCAATCAATGGAAAAAACATTCTTAGCAAAGTATGCTAAAAGGACTTCTAAAGATACTGAAGATTTAAAATCTTGGATGGATGGAGATAATTGGTTCTCTGCTGAACAAGCATTAGATGAAGGCTTAGTTGATGAAATCATTGAAGCAAATGAAGAACTTGAGCCAGTAGCGTATCATGAAATGAGTTTAGTTGCACTCATGGATCAATTTAAAATGCAACAACTACCAACCACAATTCCCAAAAATGTAGTAACAACTAAAATAGATACAATGAAGAAAGATGTAATTTCTGCTTTGGGTTTATCGGGTGTTGATGATAAGTCTTCTGACACAGCTGTGATCAGTGCGATTCAATCACAACTATCAGGTAAAGACGATGCAATGTCTGAAAAAGACAATGAAATCAGTCGTTTAAATGCTCTTATTAAAGAGAACGACAAAAAAGCCATTACAGCTGCTGTTTCATCAGCAATTGCACAAGGCAAAACAACTGAAGCAAATCGGGCGAAATACGAAGCTTTAGGTGAAAAAATTGGAGTTGAAGAATTGTCAAGCATCCTTGCTGATTTAACAGGAAAACCAGCAACAATTACTTCAAAAATCAATTCTCAAAGTGGTGGTTCAACATCAGCACATGAAGGTAAATCATGGAAAGAATTATCTAAAATTTCAGGAGCATTGGAAAAATTGCGTAATGATGATTTAGAAGCTTTCAAAGCATTGTACCAAGAAGAATTTGGAACAGAGTATAAATCGTAATCAACAAAAAAATGAAAAAGTTATTAAAAATCACAATGGCGCTTTTAGCAATCTGTATGTTTGCTGTGCCTGTTAGTTTAGCCATGGGAATTTCACCATTGATTGGAGTTGGAGTAGCCACAGGTTTATCATTCTTGCCAGCTTCTGAAACAGGAGTTGCTTTTGCAGGAATACAACAGGAAATTTGGACTGGAGTTTTGGTGGAACAATTCCGTGAAACTGAGGATGCGGGTTTCTTGAATGAAATACCTGACGAATCACGCTGGGTTCAAGGATCAATGAATGGTCAAAATGAAACAATCCATTTAAATGATATTGGAGCTGACCCTGAAGTGTTAATTAACAACACAGCGTATCCAATCGGAACAGTTACACAAGTTGATGGGGATATTTCAATTAACCTAGATAAATATCAAACAAAAGCGACAGTAGTTACAGACGATGAAATTCAATATTTGAGTTACGATAAGCAGTCAAAGGTTACTGAAAAGCATACAAATGCTGTAATGACAACTAAATACAACAAAGCGTTACATTCATTAGCTCCAAATTCTGATACAACAACCACTCCTGTAATTGTAACAACAGGAGATGATGATGGAACTGGTCGAAATAAAATGGTCATTAAAGATTTACTTGCTTTAAAACGAAAATTTGATGTTCAGAAAATTCCATTAAAAGGTCGAGTGGTAGTACTTTGTTCCGATCACTACAATGATTTATTAGAGGAGGCTGGCGATAAACCAGTATTCTCAAACGGATCATTAGCTGATAGTGAAGGCGGTTTATTGTCAGCACGTTTACATGGATTTAAAGTGTATTGGTATGTTGATTCCCCTTATTTCAATCCTGTAACTAAAACTAAACTTTCCTTTGGTTCAGTTCCAGCAGTTACTGACAGACAAGCTACAGTTGCATTTTATGCGCCTGATATGTTCCGTGCAAATGGTTCAACTACTCCTTATTACGATAAGCCTGATACACAAACGCAAGCTGCAATGTTTAACATTCGCCACTATTACATCACATTGCCACGTAAAAATCGTGCAATTGGTGCAATTGTAAGTTCAAACGTATAACCCAATTGATGTAAATCATGGAAAAAGAAATAAAAGCAAAAGCACAGGGTATTTTTAAGGAATACCCAGCATTTGACAAATTGTTTGTCAATCCAAATGGTGAATTTTTCACCTCTAAAAACTTGGCAGAAAACTCTGTGAAAGTAAAATCTGAAATTACTGAAATTTTGAAAAAAGATGTAATTAAAGATTCAACCCAAAATGGGGATCAATTACCAAAGTTAAAAGCGGTACTTGACAAAGCGCAAACAGCATTTGATTCTGCTAAAAAAGTACTTGAAGAGAATCAAGGTGATGCGAAATCTGAAAAAGCATTTGCAACTGCTGAAGCAAACTTAAAAGCTGCGCAAGAGGCATACGAAAAAGCACAAGAAAAGTAATAATCAAAAGAGCCTATGTATGTGCATAGGCTCTTTTTAAAACAAAATTAAATGGCAAACTTAGACGGTATTTCAATCGAAAAAGGAAAAGTTGGACCAAGTGCGTTACCTCCGTTAACAAGCACTTCAATTTTAGTTGTTGCAGGATATGCTGGTATTACCGCTCCTACAAGTGGATTGAACCATGTAGTAACAACAATGGATGAAGTAATTGATTTAGGAATTTCAGTTGCAGAAGATCAATCCCAAAAAATGTATGTTCATCGCCATTGTTCTGAATTTTTCAGAATAGCTGGAGAAGGAACTAAGTTGTATTTAGCAGTTGTAGATGAAACTACATCATTTGCTGATTTGCTTAACGCTGGTGCTGGTCAAAACTTACTTCAGCAGATTATTGCTGATACTGATGGCGATGCAAGACAAATGGCTATTGCCTTAAATCGTGCTTATGATGTTTCGCTAGATGGATTAGAGTCTGATTTAGTGAATAACATTGCTGGCTTTCAGGGCTTGGCTGATTGGGCTTACGATAACCATATGCCTTTGAATATTTTATTAGAAGGTAGAAACTGGTCAGGTTCTACGGCTGCAACTTTAAATTTGAGAGCGATTGCGAATGTCAATGCAACTCATGTTTCTGTTGTAATTGGTCAGGATTTTAATTATTCTGAAACTATGAATGTAGGAGTTAGAAAGTATGCTGATGTAGGTACAGCGTTGGGAACTCTTTCCGCAGCGGATATAAATCAAAATATTGGAGACAACGAAGCATTCAATTTGACAGATTCCACAAAAAACGCATGGTTGATTCCAGCACTTTCCAACAACGTTAAAAACAACCTACAATTAAATTCTTTACAGCCACTTGAAGACAAAGGATTCATTTTTGGGTTGACTTATGTTGGTTTGGCTGGTGTTCGTTGGAACAATGATCACACTTGTGTACCAGTTATCGTTGATGCAGAAAACAATATGAATGAGCATACAATTGCTTATGGTCGCACAATGAATGAAGCATCTCGATTATTACGTAGTGCTTTCATTCCAAAAGTTAAAACAAGACAGCCAGTTGATCCATCTACAGGAAAACTTCCTGCTGGAGTTGTGAAAAACTTTGATGGAATTGGTGATACTGTATTTGCTGGAATGGTGAATCGTTCACAAATTTCAGCTGGTAGAACTTTCACAGACCCAAATAGTGATTTATTAGTGGCTAAACGCTTAGACATCAAATGGTCATTAGTTCCTTATGGAAATGTAGGTGAAATTAAAGGTAAGTTGAATCTAAAAAGCAAAATTTAATGGCAACAATTATCAAGAATAAAAAAGCCTATGATTCAGGCGATGTTACCTTGTTTATTAATGGTACTCCAATCAATGTGACAGAGATTGAATACGAAACTGAACAAGAGCATCAATTGAATCATACATTGGGTAACAAGCCAAGCTCCTGGTCTGCTGGAAAAATATCTTTTTCAGGTTCTATTGGCTTGATGATGGAAGATTCAGTTGTTTTGGAAGATGCATCTAATGGTGATTTATTGAGTGTTAAACCATTCGACATCAACGTAACATTCACCAATGAGTTTAACAAACTTGTGAACGATACCATAATTGCAAAATTCCAAAAAATTGGTCGCTCAGTAAATGGAGATATGGGTCTCCAAATGAAGTACGAATTATTTGTACTCGATATTGAGTACAACAATGTTTAACGTTTAAATTTTTAACCCGTGAAAAAAGAAGAACAAAAAGTTTCAGGTATCATTTATTTATCTGAAGATGTCAAAAACAGCATCCGTGAGCAATACAAAGAGGAAGTGGCTCAGAACAAAATCAAGTTACTTTACTTGCCATTGGATGACTATGCCAATGAAGAATTGGAGGTGCTTGTAAAAGTTCCCGATCGCAATACAACTACTCAATTCATGCGCTTCATTTCGGATAACCCCAAAAAAGCACAAGAGCTGTTGTTGAATCAGTCCTTGCTTACCAATAAAGAACAAGTGATGGCAGATGATGCCCTATTTTTTGCTTGTGCTGGTAAAATTGCAGAGTTATTCCCTATTCGTGAGGCTCGCATAAAAAACTTCTAAGCGCGGGTTTAAATCCGCGCGAAGATAGAGATAGCATACGTAAAATAAACGCTCTGTTATCTTACTACTTTAAGATACCGTTTCCTGAAGAGTTGGATGATGAAACTTGGTCAGAGAAATGGCATCAATTAATGTGGTTAGCTGAAATGAAAATTCTATCTGCGAACAAAATGCCAATGTAAAATGCTTAAAATTGAATTAGCAAAAAGATACATCACAGCCTTCGGATTCAACCAGCTTGGAAAAGCGGTTGAATCCCAGCTGGGCATTTCCGCAAATGACTTGTATAAATTTGCAAGTTTTGAAAAAGGTGATCCCGAATTCGAAAATGTAACTTTTAAATGGGAAACAAATTTCCTCAAGTTTGGAGTTGAAAAACTTAGAGCCTACAATCCTGAAAGTGTTATTTCGTCTGATATTTATGCTCCACCACCAATTATAACATTTTCAAGAGAAAAAGATTTAACTATTACCAAATTAAATGGTGATGGAATCGAGGTAATTGAACGTTGGAGTTCTGATGCTTGGGATATTAAAATGAGTGGTCTTTTGATTGATAGTGTCAACAGGCAATATCCAACAGAAAAGATTGAGGAGTTGACCCGATTTTTTGAGTATAATAACATCATTGAAGTATCAGGAACTCAATTTTATGAGAAGAACATTGATTTTATTTACATCAAAGGAATAGAATTTTCTCCGTTAATAGGTTTTGAAGACACAATGCAGTTTTCACTTTCAGGACGATCAATCAAAGATTTAGGATTTAAACTCAATGAATAATGGCATTTTTATACTTCAATATGAATTGCCTTGTTACCATTGGTAAAGTTGAAACGCAATTCGTTACCTCAATTTCAACAAAAGAATCCTTTACAGAACTAGCTAATACAGCAGTAGTAGTTTTACCACGTGAGTACAGGAGCGCAAAGATTGCTGGTAAAACAGAAAGTTTTGAGCGTAAAAATATTAAGGACTTAATTAAAGTAAACGATACTGTAACTATAAAATGTGGTTATGATGATCGATTACAAACAGTATTTGAAGGATACGTAAAGAAAATTTCAGCCGATATTCCTTTAAGAATTGAACTGGAAGATGAAATGTTTAAACTTCGAAAGTCTACTTTCAAAGAATCATTCAAACAAATCAAACTTCTTGAATTACTTCAAAAGATTGCACCCGGATATGAATATGATGTTATTGATAACATCAACTTAGGAAAATTCATTATAGAAAATAGTAGTGCATTTGAAGTATTGTCAGCTTTACGTAAAGACTACTTAATGTACGCTTCATTTAAAGGTAAAAAATTGATTGTTGGTTTCCCAGTTGATTTTAAGCCTCAGAAAACACATGTTTTTAATGTTGATTACATGCGTTCATCTAGTAGCCTTGAATTTGTATCAAAAGAAGAATTAAAACTTGAAATTAAAGCAATTTCCAACAATTCAGATGGTACAAAAGAGGTTGTTACAGTCGGTGAATCAGGTGGATCAAGCCGAACCTTAAATTTTGCCAATAAATCAAAAACAGAATTAGAAGACCTAGCAAAGAAATCACTTGAATCATTGAATTTTGATGGTTATGAAGGTTCATTTGATGCAATTGGTGAACCATTTGTATCAGTTGGTGATGCCGTAATAATAAAAGACAACAACTATCCAAATTCACAAAGAGAAGGAAAATATTTAGTTGAATCTGTGGAAAGAACTTTTGAACCAGGAGGATACAAACAAACAATAAAATTAAGTCTCAAATTATGAAGGATGTGCAGCTTTGGGTTTTGACTGGAGCATCAGGAGTGATGCTTACTATAATTATTTCGCTTTTTAAAATAGCAATCAAGCGATTTGACAAGTTAATTGGAGAAGTTCAAAAACTGAATACAACAGTGAGCAATCAATCTGTCAAAATCAATCACATGTCTGATCAGATTGTCGAAACTGAAAGAAGAATGAACACCCATTCAGAACGCATCCGAGATTTGGAGCTATTTAAAGCAAAACACGAAGAAAAATGACAAATGTTAGAAAATACAACGATAGTCAGATTTTAACTAAGATTGAATCTTTAGAATCGTTCAAAGGCTGGAAAAAAGGTATTTATGATATTTGGATTCGTTCCAATGAAGATGAATATGATTCTTTTGATGATAAAGTCTACACTTATGAATGTATGATTGAAGGAGAGCGTCCAAAGTTCATTATGCTATGTTCCGGCACAACCAATCCGGGGTCTCAAGGCTTAAAAAAATTCGAAGGTTGGAATAAGAAAGGTTGTGCGGTTGCTTGTGGCGATGTAATTGTTTACAACTCACACATCTATGGTTTGCATGGAAAGAGTAAGTATCCAGCATACATTCAATCGTTCAAAGTGGGCTTTCCTTATACCCGAGACAACGATAAAGATTCACAATCAGAGAATTATGGTAAAATCTATACGGATAGAATTGGTTTGAATGTTCACAGAGCTGTAAGGATTGGCGTTACAAAAAAGATAACTGTTCATTCTGTTGCTTGTTTAGTTCGAAACGATATTGAGCAATGGAAAAAATGGCTTGAATTTATGGATAAACGTTCATTGTCAGTCGCTATTTTAAAAGAGTTTGAAGCATGAAAATTTTAGACAAAATAATCAAATCGAAAGGAGCAGATCTTGTTCAAGAAATTGGAGAAACTCTCGATAATGTAATTACATCAGATGAAGAAAAATTGGATGCTAAAACCAAACTTACAGATGTTGTTACAAGTCGTTTGAATGAAATCGCTTCTTTTCAAAGAGATGCTTTAGTTGAAGAATTGAAAGGCACTTGGCTACAACGTTCGTGGCGACCAATAGTAATGCTTGCTTTTGCTTCAATAGTAGTTTACAACAACTTTATAGCTCCTGCTTTTAACCTTCCTAATTCAGTTTTACAACCCCAATTTTGGAGTTTATTAGAAATTGGGATTGGTGGTTATGTTATTGGTCGATCTGTTGAAAAAATTACGGATAAAGTAACTGATAAGATTGATTTAAGTTTTATGAAAAAGAAAAA